TTAGCCTGATCAGCAGATGCTGCAACAGAGATAACTTCAGGTGCAGGCTCATGCAGGAGCATACCGTAGAGGGCAAATAAGGCACCTAATAGGCTCTTTCCGTTCTTTCTAGGCATAGATATTACTACCTGCTTATAACGCAGCCTACCAGCCTTGGAAGGGTCGTGGTAGGTATCTGGATATCGCTCTAAGACCCTATTGATTAAATCCTTTTGCCAGTCAGTTAATACCAGGATTTCATCATTTTTCTCAGGCAAACGCCATAAGGTTTGGGCGATATTAATTACCTTATTGCCATCTGTTGGATAGTCTGGCGAAAGTGGCAGGGTAAAGTAAGTAGGAAGCCAATTAGCCATTAGCAATTGCAGCCAACATATCTGCTGGAGACATTTCTGTAGCCTTGCGGTTATTGAGCAAACCTAGATTTCCCAATAGGGCGATTAGGATTGGTGCATTCTGATGGCGTTTCTCAGGAAAGGCATCTATGGTTTCTGCCAATAGGACTGCTTGTTTGGCTGCTCCTAAATCTTCCTCAGATAGCCATGTAGCCTTGGATATGGATACCTCAGATAGCCATGTAGCCTTGGATATGGATAATCTCACAGATTCGGCTAGGCTCATATCTAGGTTTAGTGGTTCATTTATTGCGGATATATCTCTTAGACCTCTAGGGCCTTGGTGTATACCTGTTCTCATATTGCTCCTTTTACTATTTTATATTTCTGGTTTCTATTATACTCTATCAGGGTTTCCTGCATAAAAATAAAAAAACCACATATTTATTTATTTCAAACCATCAAACCTCAAACCTTCATATCCGCATATCCGCATATGCCCAATATAGGGTTTGTTATCTTACCAGGGATAATGGGTATTCTTTCCTATACCCTGCGATTTTGCGGGCTCTTGACAAACCCTCGTATCTGTGATATGGGCGTATGGGCGTATCAGGGTTTGAGATGGTTTGTCTCACTATTTGGACAGGCCTTAGAAAGGCCGCTCTTTTAAGAGTAACCAAACCATCAAACCCTTGTATCATGAGTACCTTCTATTCCAATACCTAAGCCTACGCAATGTCTTATCCTGTCTACCAGAGTTACATTTAATACATGCAGGTAATAGGTTTGATAACTCATGTCCTCCACCATGGGATACAGGGACTATGTGATCTGCTGTGTTTGCAGGACTATTACAGTAATGACAGGTATAGTTACTTGCTTCTAGTATTATCTTACGGTTCTTCTTATATTCCGTCGAACTGTAGGGGTTAGCCTTACTCATCTATCTCCATGAACCCATCCAATGGGTCTTCCCAGGTCGCAGCATATCTCGTATCCACATCCACATTCTTCGCAGTACCAAACTGTCTTGGCTCCCTCTGGAGCAGCCTCTCTGTCCTTTGCCATACCTCTGGATAATCCTCCCAACTAAATGCCAAACCACCTATATTGACCAAGTCTAGCAGATGAGCAGCACAACACCATAACCAGTCAGGATGGTAGTAATAGGCTGATTGGGTACATCTCTCACAAACCCTTGGCCTTTGGCTAGTTTTATACTTACCTAGGTAGTAGAACGGAGAATTGGAAAACCCATATTTTGGGTGTGCTGTCATATCCTATCTATTATATCAGCAATAGCCTTATTGATAGTTCTATTTTCTACTCTACCTGGCTCTTTTCCATGTCTTTGTTCTTTTAGTTTAAGTACCGCTTTTTTATCCTGCTCAGGATCCAGGGAATAATACTTCTTATCCCAATGAGATATCTCAATGCTCTTTGGTCTAGGCATTCTTTGGCTTCCTTTTCTTTCGGCTATTGTTTTCTGATTGCAAAACTACCTCTAAATGATTTACATTAACGCATATTCTATTATGACAAATATGATTAAGTACCATTCTGTCGCCTTTTTGTTGTCCACCAATAGGTAATGAATCCATGCCATTCTTTAATGCCCACGCAAAACGGTGAACAAAAACTGCATGGGTTTTTTGTTTTAATGCTATGCCCATTTGTCCATAACCATGCTCATTAACCATTTTTGTCCAAATAATACAACCATTATCTAATACTTTAGTATTTTTATGAAATGTGGCTATAATTTTTGGTCTTGTAATTCCATGTTTAATTGCCATATCTTTACTAGTTGACATACCGTACCTCCACAGGGAAGTTATATTCGGCTATGCGTTTTGCCATTCTTTCTTCTTCTACCGCTCTTGGATTGGTACCTTTGGCTCTTGGATTAGTTCCAAGTGCTCTTGTTGAAACCCTTTTTTTGCGGGTGCCAAGGAATTTACAAACCTCTGGAAGGTGCATTACAAGACCTTCATTTTTATTCCAAAGGATTGTCTCACCATTTGAGATGCCTCTATTACAGACACAGCAGGTGGATTGATATTTGTTAGTGATTTGTCGCCAATTGACATCTTGATGATTCATATTCGCTTGAAGTCTTGCTTTGTGACCCATGCGTTCTTTATTGATTGGTTTACTCATTGTTTCCTCTTTCTTTTTATTTAGTAGGTTGAAGTGCTGTTTCCCGAGTACAGCCCTCCTCCTTATAATTAAATAAGGTGAAGACTAACCCAGGAATTGTTTCCCTCGCTTGGAGTTTAGCCCTTGATGTTATCTCCGAAACTTTCCAAGAATATAATTCTACCACATCCCAAAATCTGTGTCAAGAAAGGGCTTGACCTCACAGGAAAGAAAGAGAGAACTTAACTGTGAGGCCAAAATATCGTTCACTAGGGATGACGATGTATTAAGTATAACACCATAATTGGTATGTTGTCAAGAAGCCGTTTTAAGGGCTTTATAGGCCTTGACCCATATCCAGATACCTAAACCTGCTAAAAGTCGCTCTAAAGGCCCTTAGAAGGCTTTTAAAAGGCATCCTAGAAGGACTGTAGTTCTATTCTCTTCCAAGTGTTTGTGGTTGTGCAGATATAAATGTAAGAAGCATCCCAAGCAATTTCTCCAGCAGTACCAGTTGCAGATGAACTGGCTGGAGTCTTGCTCTTGATTATTAAATCACCATTAATTGTTACATTTCCTGCGGTACCACCAGAAGAATCAAACTTACCCTTGATCAGAGGAGTTGCGGTATCAGAGTTAGAAATGTATAAATTATCAGATGTGGTTTCATTTCTACCTGCGTTGTAACCAAGAAATACATTTCGTGAACCTGTTAGATTTGTTCTTCCAGCATTCCAACCAAGTGCAGTATTATTTTCACCTGTTGTTAATGCTGTTATTGTTCCTAAGAATCCTGAACTGTTGTTACAACTCCACCAGAAACAACAACTGTTGCCTGTGCTCTGGTTTGATTGTAACCTGCTATAGTAGGTATAAGTTGAACATTTGTGTAAGTTCCATCAGTATAACCAGAACCAGGGTTTGTTATTGTTAATGATGCAATGTGAGATGTGGCATCTCTATTTGTACCAATACCAATGCTAGTATTATTATTGCCTACAGTATTATAAAGTGATGAACTTCCACCTATTGCAGTATTTTGTTGACCTGTTGTAGTATTAGCACAAGAAACATTTCCTATTGCTGTATTGTTTGATGCTGTAGTATTAAAATAAAGAGCATTTGTTCCAATTCCTGCATTTGCGTTACCTGTTGTATTAAATCTTAAAGCACTAGCACCAACAGCCATATTATTAGAACCAGTCGTATTGCTAAAAAGTGCTAATGCACCCATTGCATTGTTCTGTTGGCCTGTAGTATTTGAAGTAAGAGCAGCCATACCAATAGCATTATTTTGAATACCTGTAGTATTTGCTTTAAGAGCATTATTTCCAAAAGCAGTGTTATTAATTCCACTATTACCGCTTGACATTGCATTATAACCAACAGCAGTAACATCATCAGCAGTATTACCTGATAAAGCATAAGAACCTACTGCTGTTGTTCTATCTACACCAGTGCCACCATTGTATGATGCTCCAGAACCAATTGCGGTGTTGTTATTGCCTGTAGTATTTTTGTTAAGAGCATAATCACCAACTGCAGCATTTTCTTGACCTGTTGTATTATCATTCATTGCTTGAGAGCCTACTGCAGTTAGAAAACTTGCAGTGCTATTTTGTAATGCATTAACTCCAATAGCAGTTGACTCATTACCTGTTATATTATTTTCAAGTGCTTGCGTTCCTACCGCAACATTGGTATCTCCAGATGTATTATTCATCAATGCTCTGCCATGTTATTGAAACCAGTAGTATTATTTTTTAGAGCATTACTACCCAAAGCAACATTGTCAAGTCCTGATGTTGTATCTTCCATTGCAAGCATACCAAGAGCAAGATTGTTAGTACCTGTTGTAAGTGCTGCCAATGCTCCTGAGTCTGTAAAGCGAATGTTATTTGTGTTAATTATTTGTGATCCGCTTGCTCCTGTAGCACCTGTTGCTCCAGTTTCTCCTTGGATACCCTGCGGTCCTTGTATACCCTGAATTCCCTGCGGTCCTTGGGCTCCTGTTTCACCTTGAGGCCCTTGCGGTCCTGTAGCACCA